CAAACCTATCTAGCGAACCACCACTAGATACCTAAATGTATTTCTTCTTCATCGCATACGCAACTCTCTTTCTCGCAGTCATGACAGCAAGAACATACCCAGCTATCATCGCAGTATTCGTAGCATATATCACATTGACTCGCCTGATCATTCTGATAGTCCATCAACTCTCTGTCTAGGTAGTCCATCACTCAAAGGTTTCGTAGAATGTAACAATATCAAAACGCTCCATCGGATAGAGGATACTGAATAGGCTCAACGCATATCCGATAGGTAATTCGTTTGCGAAGCTCTTGATGTTGAGATTATCAATCAGCAACCCTGTTATGATAGGGTACTTCTCTAGTTCCTTGTTCAGCATCTCCTGATGCGCTGGTGTGAGTTTGTTGTACAATGTCATCTCTCTCTTATTTAAATGAAGGAGGGGTTTCCCCCTCCCTTGATTATTTATTTTATAGTAACTATTGTCTCTGGCTTAAGTCTTACTGCGCCCTCGTATCTTTTACCTGCTATTGCTGGGTTTCTTTTAACATCTATTTTTGCTGGGCCGTATGTTGTGCTTACAAAGTAAAACATCTTTCCGTTTTTCTGGTATCTCTCCTCAATGTCAGTAATCACTGAAACCCCCATAACTGGTACGCTAATTACATCTCCTACTTTCAATTCTTTTGCTTCAATTTTCATATCTCTCTCTCTTTGTTTGATACTCAAAGATACACAAAATAGTTTATCCACAAAACTTTTTTAATAATTTTTTCTATTTATTAAAGATTTCTCCACCTCAGCTTTGTCAAGACTGAACTCTAGGAAGGTTAAACAGGTACGAGCTGGTAGTGCTGTTACTTCATCAAACTTTGAGAGATCACCTCCAGCAATCTGATTGATTGCGCCATACCAACCCCACTTTCTTGAGAACTGCGTTTGCTTGTCGAAGGCTGGTTCATCTCCTCCTCCTTCTGTGAAGATCGTAGGAAAGTTATGAGTAAGCTGATCTCTAAACGATAAAAAAAAAGCAGACAACCTAGAAAGATGTCAGCAGATAGGTCTTGGAATCCAAGCCCATTGTGCTTATCAGGATCGTAGGTTTCGACTAGGTGTCTACCATACATCTTCTTAGTGATAGGTCGGTAGAGAACACCTAGAACTCTCTCAGCGTTCTTGTAAGGCTCTTTCAAGTATTCATCGAGGTCTACATACTCTCCCATAGAGATGTCCTCTAGTTTAGGATGGAAGCCGTATTCTACGCCTCTGTATGTGAAGGTCTGCACAAGTGCTGGTCGTTCTGCTAGAACTGCTGCTATCTTCTCTCTGATGTAGTCTCTGTCTTTCTTCTTCATGTTCTCCTGTTGATCAGGAGTAAGACCACAGAAGTGATACAGAGCTTGTTCATCTCCATTTTCCTCCGTAGCCATCATGATGAACTTCTTGTACTTCTCTACTGAGATGTCGGCTAGTGCCTCTGGTATCTCTATCTTAACGGATTGCGTATCGACCATAGTTCGGTTTGCTTAGTTTGTTATATACTCCATATCTCGCTGCATCAATCAAGTGATTCCACTTGTCCTCTGGCTTGTTCAGCAAGTTACCATTTTTATCTTCTAGCCATCGGTAGTTCTCCATCTCTTTCATTAGGTTGCTACCTACGATGTGTATCTTATAACGCTTCAGCATATCAATACCAGCGTTCACGCTGTCTACTCCTTTAGTGGTTGGCTTGATAGTCCAACCCATTCTATGAAGCTCCTCTATACTCTTAGGCTCTGCTGAGTCTGCGTATATCTCCTCGTACCTTCCTATGCCTATGTCGGTGAACCTCCTTGAGAGGTCTTGGTTGGTTAGGTTGGTAGAGTATAGCATCTCCTCAAAGTACAGGTTGTTCCCTTCTTGGTAGCATCTCACGAGTGCTGATGGATCGTTAGTGAATCCGAAGTCAAGACCATAGGATAGGAACTTCGCTGTGCTAGGCACTTGCTGTATCGTTGTGAATTGGAATACTTGCGCTCTGTTCGTACCTCGCTCTCCAAGACCATAGACTCTCCAGTAATGTTCATCCGTTTCTTGCAGTCGCTCTATCTCTGATACTATCGTAGGGTCTAGGAAGGGATTGTCTCGGTAGGTGGTCTGGTAGAAGTCAGCATCATCTCTAGGTATCACCCTATCGTAGATCCAGTGGTAGGTATCTGAAGGGTTGTAGTCAAGAATGATTCTTCCGTTTGTACGGAACACAATCTGCTGCCAGTCCTCGAAGGTCAATTCGTTTGCCTCATTCAAGAAGGCTAGGTCTCTCTTGCGACCACGAATCTTCTGAGGTTGATCCATTGAGATGAACTCTACGAGGTTGCCGTTGAGTTGGTATTCGCTGTTCGACTTGTTGTGGTTCTCCTCTCGGTAGAGGTCAGCACCTTTTAGTATCTCTAGGAAGTCCCTCATGACTGAGGAGCGTACAGCTGGGAATGTCTTACGAGCTATGGTGATAGTCTTGCCTGTATTGTTCGTGCAGTAGTAGAAGATAATCCAGAGGATTATGTTGTAGGTCTTACCACTACGAGTACCGCCTTGCTCTACTACTATCTTCTTATTTGATCGTGTGAGGTGTCCGAATACTTTATTGACTTGGATCTTGCTCATCTACTTCTTCAATGGTGAATGTCTTGATACCCTCGTGTGTTATCTCTTGTCGCTCGATGTACCCTCGCTTCTTGCCTTTGGTCTTTAGATAGAAGATGATCGCAGTTGCGTTCTCTTTTTTTATCTGGCTGTGTAGCTTACTCTCTGCATAGTCGAGTGCGACATTCTGTAAGTCATCTACTGCTTTCTTGTATTCAGGATCACTATCCATCCATAGGTAGTGTGTAGTCCTTCCAATGCCTACAATCTTACAGGCAGAGGTAACTACTCCTAGAGATTTCTCTAGTGCATCGAGCATTGCCTTTTTATGTTGTTCAGTTTTGTCCATAGTTATTTGTGTTAAAATAGAGAGGGGGCATAGGTGAAGCTAACCCTTAACCCCCTTGCTCACCTCTAGTGGATTTGGGACTAGAGATGAATATAAAGAACGATGCTTACTTTATCTCTCCATTTATTTTTATCTCAAGTGCTGGGTCTAGTTTCTTCATTCGGTCAATGATGACCTGACAATACTTAGGATCTAACTCCATACCATAGCACTTGCGTTTGAGTTGATGTGCTGCTACCATAGTAGAGCCTGAGCCCATAAACAAATCAACCACACTCTGTATGTTTTTATGATTGCCTAATGCTCTAGCTGCAAGTTCTATTGGCTTTTGAGTAGGGTGCATATACCTTGTATCTTTCTTTGCCTCCCACAAGTCTGATTCATTCTTTACATCATCATCTATACTTCCGTTAAATAAACAGAATTCGTGTTGATGTCTATAACCCTTGCCTAAACCAAAAACATTCTTAGCCCATACGATACAGGCTTTATAATCTAAAGAACCTTGAAGGATACCATAGAATTTCCAGTTACACCATATGTAATAGTTTTCTGGGTTCAAAAAGTGTACGATAGAAATAAACCCATCTATAAAGTCTTTGAAATCCGAATCTGATAGCTTGTCATTTAATATGACATCGTGTTTACCACTACGACCATTGAAGGCTACATTATAAGGAGGGTCAGTAAAAAGTAATTGAACCTTCTCGCCATTCATCAACTTAGCCACCTGATCACTATCCGTAGAATCGCCACAGAGTAGTCTATGCTCTCCTATCTCTATAAGGTCTCCTAAGACTATGTCTGTTTGTATGTCATCTGCTGCTTCGTAGTTATCCTCCTCCGCTTCTAGTACCTCATCTACTGCCCAGTCATCAGGTATATCCATACCCCAATCAATGAGTTGTTCTGTCTCCCATTCATTAGCAAGTAGATCCCAGTCCCATTCACCGAAGCTAGAGTTGTCTTTGATGACAAACTCCTTCTGCTGTTCTTCTGTTAGGTTGTCAGCGTAGATGATAGGCACTTCTGTTAGCCCAGCCTCTCGACACGCTCGTAGTCTCATATTGCCTCCTAAGACAATCATATCCTGATTCACTACGATAGGTCGTAGGTCTAGCATCTGTGGAAACTCTTTGATGCTCTTAACGAGCTTCTCGAATTTGTGGTCTTTGATGTATCGAGGATTCTCCTCGTTCAGTCTTACCTCTTGAATGTTTACTCTTTGCATAATTATAAAACCCTATTCGTTGATGTTGCGTTTGCGCTCCTCTCTGATTATCTGGTTAATCATCTTCTGATTCAACCTACGCTGTGATCTGTTTGCTTTGGTAGGTGCATCGGGTAGGTCTACAAACTTACCTACGAATGCTTGTTCATCTGCTGAGAGATGACC